GTTATCGTCGTTACTTGGCAACGCAAAGTTGCAACCGAACTGTTGCCCAAAGTAATTGCATTATTTGTGGTCGTTGAAACGCCTTGAGCATTGTAACCAATGAATGTGTTGTTAGTTCCAGAGGTGTTTGCTGATCCGGCTGAATAACCCAATGCTGTGTTATTGGCAGCAGTATTATTAAAAAGTGTTGACGCTCCAACCGATGTATTAAAAGCCCCGGAAATGTTTGAAAAAAGTGCCAAATATCCAAATCCCGTGTTGCTTGATGCAGTATTAAAAAAAAGAGCTTGATATCCAAATGCTGAATTAGAAGAGCCAGCAATGTTAGAGTAAAGCGTATTGACACCAAATGCTGAATTATCACCGCCAGTCGAGTTTTGCCGAAGCGCCTGAAAACCTACCGCAGTCATACCAGAGCCAGTATTGTTTGAACCAAGTGCCAAAGAGCCTAGTGCCGTGTTTGAATTTATATTGCCGCCGCTCCTACCCACGGTCATGAAGTTAATATAACCGTCATTAACTGCAATCAGCGAATTAAACGTGCCATCAGCAGGGGTAGTGCCACCAATTACTGCTCCGTCTATCGTGCCGCCGTTGATGTCTGTAGTCGTAAGCACGGACGATCCAATCGTCATCACGCCAGTTGCGTCAGCAATTGATGCGGAGGCGGTCCCGTCCTTCGCCTTTATGTTCGTCACTTCAAGGTTGGTAAGGTCCAAGGCACCGGTAAGATTAATGTTTCCGCCAATCGTCGCATTACCGGCAAGAAACATATCGCGTGGTCGGGTAGCGCCAGATGCACCTATGTCGTAGGTGTTGTCGGTGAATATCAGGTTGCTGGTGATCGTCCCTGTGACGGTAACGGTATTAGCAGAGGCATTGCCAAGCGTCGTGTTGCCTGTCGTAGCGAACGGCGAGCTTACCGTCACGGCACCGGTAGAATTGGTCAGGACTATGGCAGCAGTGCCGTCCTTCGCCTTGATATTTGTGACCTCAAGGTTGGTCGTATCGACGGTCGTGAAATTACCGGCTGCAGGAGTCGTTGCGCCTATTGTCGTGCTGTTGATATTTGCATTTGCAATGGAGCCACCAGTAATATTTACATTAGCCAATGATTCAGCGCCATTTGCCATGCCATTGATAGCAACGACAACGGTGCTAAAATTATTGTCAAGTCGGCTAAGAGGAATGCTTGCATTTGCATTTGCAAAGGTATTAGGAATAACTACTGGAAGCGCCATAATTAGAACCTCGCTCTCAATTCGTGTTCGTATTGCAATCCGCTAATCGTAAATGGTGTTGCGGTTGCGGTTATTGTCATACCAAGGTATTTACCATACATTTTTGCATCTGAACGATATAGATAATAACCGGCACCAGGATTAACATTATTAGTCCAGATTACAACGTTTGAACTATTGTTAATCCAGTTAATATTTGAAAAACTATTATTTACCCACTGCGTAGAGTTTGCAAAAGCAATGGGCGGTGATTGCGATGATTCAGAATCTACATAACCAATCATTATCACTGGAAGATTTCCAAGAGTTGCCTCAATACCAATCTTCAACGCTTGCTTATCGCGGATAGGATCACCCATAGGCATCAATGCCGTTTCTATAAAAACGTCAACGCCTGTTGTTTCATTGTTGTAAAAGCGATAAAGATTTGTTCCAGTTGTTCCGTAAGCGTTTAGTATATTGTCATCAAACGCATTGGTTATAAAAAAACCATTGGTAAGTTGACTAGAGAAAAACCATTTTCTTTCAAAGAATACGGCCTGTATCCATTCATTAGTGCCGTTATTGTCGTATTTAAAATTCCATACGGCACACAAAATATTATTTATTAGGCACTGCCCTCCACTAACATCTGAATTAAAATCAATTAGAGGAAATACTCCGTCAAGAGGATCGCTAATTTTAGTTGTTGTGGAGCCTACCAGGGCATAAACTCCATATTCGTTCATAAACAAAATTGAACGGAAATACGGGAATATAGCGTGCTTTAATTTCGTGCCAATAGAAGCTGATACGTTTGTATTGGTGAATAGGGATACGCCAGTATTGGGATCAATGCGAACGTCAGAAAATACGTTTATTGAATCCTCACCAAATACATATAGGAAGTTGTTGGCAGACAAAATCCTGATAATGTCAGTTCGCAGCGTGGAATCTGTGATAGTTAAAAATCCAGCAGATACATTATAGAAATCATTGAACGTATCGGCTGCAGAGTAAAATACAGTTCTATCATCAGCAATCCATGAGCGACCTGAAAAAGTAGCTACATCAATACCGTTCTGGTCTAGGATCGTGCAAGTTACATTTGCACTTGATCCAGCGCCAGTGATAGTTACTGATGGTGAACTTGTGTAACCTGTTCCGGCCTCAGTAACAACAATCTCAGATACAGCATTAGCAACAACAACAACTTCTCCGATAGCTTGTATTCCATTTGCCTGGTTAGGAGCGCCAAACGTAACTGTAGTATTTGCGTTATATCCAGAGCCGCGATTATTAATCGTTATGGAATTGACGCTACCAATATCATGAAGATTAGTGCCATCCCAAGTTTTATATCCATTGTTAGGATCAATAATTAAAGCGCGTTCATTTTTCCACTGCGTTGCCATAACGCCAGTGTTTGAAAATGTTCCTGCATTAGCAATATTGCCAACAGTTCCAGTATTGATATTTACATACTGTGCTCTACCATTATTTTGAAATGCCAATACATACTCAGTGTTGTTTATATTTACACTGGTCATGTATGTAACAGTATTTGCAAACGCAACATTTGCTAACTGGCTGGAAGCATTTAGAATTTTGATGTTGCCGTAGCCAATCGGCATGGCGTTTTCCATCCAGGAAAATTCGCCATTATCAATAACGGTGCGATTGTTTTTAGTATTTACGCCCTTAAAGTCTTTTACTACAGCGTAATTTTTCTTCTGCTCAACCGCAGCCATTTAATACCCCGCTACATAAGGAGTCGGTAGTCTGCGAGTAAATGTGGAGCTAAGAATTTCACGAACATGCGTGTTGTATTCTTGATTGAATATTTCTGCCTCACCGTACGATTGCTCTTGATACTTTGCCATGTAAGCAGCAAAAAATGGAATCGCCTCAGTAAATGGCGCGGCAAGCACCTCAACCTCTCCACTACTAACCATTGGATCAACCTCAACTACAGTATCAAATTCCATAACGTAGCTTTGATCGGGAACCGGCCCAATAAAAAGTTTTTTTGGGCCATACATTGAAAATGCAATTGGCCTACCAGTATAGTTTTGCCAGTAACGCAACTGAGCATTAAAATCAGTCCAGGCAAGGTAATACAAAGGAATGCGAGAGTTACCCCAATACAGATTAACGTTAATTACATCAATCGTATTTGATCCTTGAGGCAGTGCAGAAAAACTTATTGTCTCAACGCCTGATGGTGCGGTGTAACTTTGAAGAACACGATTACATCCTGTATCACGTACAAGAGTGTTTCTACCATCGTTAATGTAATCAGTTAATTCAGCATCAGTCCAAAAATTGCCATTAACGTCATGCAATAAACGACGAGTCTGCGTAATGTAACTCGATAAAGTCTGAGACATATTTACTCATTTATCACTGAAACTTTCGCCGCACCCTTTGCATTAAGCAAAGAGGCGGCTACTCGCTCCACCACAGGGGCTGACAAGTGGACTGGCTTGGAAGGCTCTTTTGAAAATGAAAACTTACAGAGTTTTTGCATTGCAGCATCAAACTCATTGCTCATCTTCATCCAGCCAAGCCTAACCAAGTAGGGTTCTTTATTGTCATCGCCATAACCAAAAATATGTTTTGCCACAACCTCAGGCAGTTCAATTTCTTTGCCAGGAATGAAGTCATATTTAACCCCATCAAAGCTGTCAGAAAGCGTATCCTGACTGTTGTTGCGGACATAAACGGTCATAGCGTAACAATATCCCCGTAAACAGCAACATCACAGGTAACAGAATTGGTATTTGCATTCAGCCGCAGATACAACGGCTTGGCAGTCAAAACCGTACTATTACCGGAGGCACTCAAAGTAAGATCAACATAACTCGTCGTTGCCGTTGCACCAGTAGTTACTTGTGCATTAGCAACGGCTGTTCCGGTGCCTCCAGAAGCAGGAAACAAAGCAACGTTAGCGTTAGATGCAGCTCCGCTAAAATTGGACAGGGTTACACGACGAACAATATATTTCGTTGCCGCTTGAGGAACAAGAGTGGCAATATCGCCGGTTGCAGCTAGGCTTACGCCAGTAACTTCCGCCAGCCTAAAATTGCCAAAAGCATCGGGATATAAACATCCTACTGCATTAGCGTCCATTATCCCTCCTTAGGCGTAAGTGCTGCCAGCGGCTTGACCGTCGTTAATATCAAGCAGAGTAACGTTTGCGTTACCGCTGCTATTCTTCACATAAACGTTCACGCCATCGGAAATAATTACGCCACCAGTGTTTGACGCCATTACAGTAGCATTGGAGCTGCCATTGTTAGCAATAACGGTTACGTTGGCCGAAGGGAACATCACAAAAACACCGGCAGGAACCACGGTACCGTTGCCTGAATCCACCGCCGTTACAGTAACGGTTTGGAAGTAAGCGCCAGCAGTATTTGTGGCTGCATTAGCAAGAATAATCTTGTTGGTAGAAAGTGCCATGTTTGTTTCTCCTTACAGGCTCAGAGAGTTATAGCCAGTAACTTTCGTCATGGCTTTAGGCTTCGTGTTGACGAGTTCAGCAATCATCAGCACTGCACCAACATAACCAATCTGGAAGTTCGGCAGGGTGGACTCAAAGCCAGTGAACGCAAACGAAGCCTGCTCATGGATATACATGGACAGATAGTTTGTGTTCAGCAGATAGAGCGTTCCTTCCGGGCAATACGGGTCAGGATAGATCGGCACACCAGCAACCATCAGGGCGCGGAAAGCAGCCTGGGGGCCGTTGGCTTCACCATCAAAACCGGAGCCGGGGGTAATCATATATTGCTCTTGGCCAACGTAGTCTTGAGCCAGCAGCGTCCAAGTTCCGAAACCGCAAACACCAAATGTCGGCACTTCAGCACCATTTTTAACGGTGCCGCTGATATATTGCAGAACATTCTGACGGGTCGGATTAACCGATGCTGCAGCATACTGCTTAGACTTCCACCAGGTATTCGAGGAACGACTAATATTGCCATAGGTTGCCGTGCCAGTACCGTCATCAACCGCAGCAGGCAAACCAATAAACTGTTGGTTGTTCGAGGTGTTGTTGTAGAGGGCCGTTGCCATCGAATCCATCATCACGTTAGTCGCATCATTCATGCGAGCTTCGATCAGAGGGATGATTGCATAGTCCTGCTGCACAGCACCCTCCATGCCGAGGAACGGCACCGGAGAAACCAGCAGTTTCAGGTTAAATTCAGCGTTATACGCACCCTGTTGAACAGAGGGCTGTGCAAAAGAGCCGGAGTAATCCGACCACTGCGCGTTCACGAATTGCGAACCCTGCACCGGAACTGTCACGCTCGAGACACCGCCAGAAGCAGTCTGAGAGTTAGCGATCAGCGCCGCCATCAGGGGCGTAGAGTTGTAGATTTGAACAACCAGCTTCGGGATAAACGCACGGCGAGTGACGTAGGTCAGCTCGTTGTATTGATTAGTACCAGAAGCCGGAAGAATACCGCCGCCAATAGGCATGATTTACCTCCGAAGTTTTAAAAGCCCCTTACAGCCCAATAGGTTTAGGATTCTTGCGGAGTTCTGCAAGAGCCAAAGCTGCGTTTTCACGCGCAGCACCTACCGGATTTTTCATATAACCCTTAACATCCATACGCGACATAACAGGCTGCGGATAACCCGGAGTAGGAACAGCGGACTGTTTCATATACCGAAAATAGTCTGCAGCAGTTTCGTGATTTGCAATTCCTTTTTCAGTCATTAGCTTCTCAATCTCATTTACTTCCTCATCGGATTGAGCGTAGCCCTTTTCCTTCAGGGAATTGCGTCGCTTTGAAAGTTCTTCACGTACCTCACGTTGCCGCAGCTTGGCTTCAAGTTGCTGAACCCGTTGCTCGGCAGCAGATGCACGTTTATTAACAGCTTCTTCCATTTCAATCTCAGGAACCGGAAGATCAGGCATAACCTTCTTTGCTAGCCGCAAGTAATCCTTACGAGTAGCAGGATCATCTGCAAGCCGCTTGGAAAGCGCAGCAAGTTCTTGGATTGCTTCTGGAGAGTAGTTTTCAAGACTCATAATCAGCCCCTTATTTTAGTCTTAGTAAACCTTCTTGGTATCACCAGGCTTGCTCATGGTCATGCCATTGCGCTTGCCAATCTTTGACGCATTGTCCAGTCCACCAAACGGCTCAAAACGAGGCGTATTGATAATCTGGCCATTTTGTTGCGAATTGTCCGTGGGCCGCCGGGGTTGCAGCGCACCTTTCGGTTTGAAGAGTTCCATTAGATTCTCCTTACATTGGAAGAGGGGGCGCGGTGGTTCCCGCAGCCGGTGCCATTGCCATTTCTCTCTGCGCGGGCGAGGCACCACCAGCCTGCGGTAGAGTTTGAATCATTTGCAAAATTTCAGCCGGGATCAGTTGCCGAATATCAGCCTCACGCTCACCAAAACTCATCGTAATGCTACGCACAACCTCATCCAGCGTTTTAGCTTCTTTTGACTTTTCAGGAAACATGCCAATTGATTGCTGCAGCATATCCAGCGCCAGCATTATGTTAAGCCTCGCCTTCTCCTGCTCACCCGCCTTAGGTTCTGGAGTGCTCATTGGCGATGCCATCGGCGCAGTAGTTTCGTTCTGCTCAAAAACTGGCGTAGTTTCAATATCAGAAGAAGAGTCTTTTTTAGACTTGCTACTGCTTTTCATCATAGCCATTATTTCTTGATTATTTACAGCCATAAACTACTCCTGTTTTGCATAGTGGAACGCCATTTTTATATAAAGTCAAGTTAATGCTAACTAACCCCTAGAATTATTTCGAGAGGAATTATTACGCACACTTGCTCCACGGGGCTGATAACGTACATAGCTCATTGATGGCGGAGCTTTGGATTCGCTAACATCCCGTTGCGTTGCCCTGGGTTGATCGCCAGAGCGAAGCATTGACTGACTATTCATTGATCCTGAATTCTGGTTCATGCGACCGCCTTTAATTGTGCAGGGCTAAGTTCGCCCGTAACATCAAGATTTTGCGGGGTTTCCGGCCCCGCAGGTGTTTGCGGCGCAGGTGCAGCCGCAGCTTGTTGTGCAGCTTGTTCTGCGGCCATTTTTTCAGCCCGTTTAATGTCCTCGATAAGCATTTCTTTCATCGGCACATCCATCAGGTCGATCAAACGGCTCTTGGTAATTGCGCCAGCATTAAAGAGATTAAATGCTAGTTCTCGCATATCTTCCATGAAAATTGGACTATTAGAGTGAGCGTCCACTTTCACTACAAAGTTTGGAGTAAACTGTGCAGCAATAAACTTATTGCCATCAGTATCAACATACACAGTATCATCGTAAACCTGCATCATTCGCAGATACAGAGTAGCCATTTTTTCTAGGCTATCCTCAACAATCATCGCGCGTTTTTTAGCGCGGCTAGAACCTAACCTGGCAAGCTGGCTTGCGTGTCCAGCAGATCGAACTCCAGTTTCTCCGCGACCTTGCAGCACCGATACAATGCCGGAAGCCTCCTCAAACATGCCATCAATTGCGCCAATCTCTCGGAATAGATCGTTAGGTATATTTGGCGAAAACTCTTCTACCTTGGCATTTGGCATATCTGAAGCAATCATGCCACCAGCACGATTAAGAGCAAAATTCTTTTCATCCAGGATGCCAGTAAAGCCCATCATAGCTTTTGGCGGATTTACCTGTTTGTCCAGCAACTCAAGAATCTGGCCTGTTCTTTTGTTCCGCATATCTTGCAGGAACACCAGTCGCTGTACTTCGGACTGACCCCAATAATAATCGTATTGCGGTGACGGACAAATTTGAATAAATGGCTGTTCGCCTTTGAGGAAAAGACTTTCCGCAGGACGGTCATAAATAAATACTTGCGGATCAGCAATCGTTACGCAAATGTAGTCATTGATCTCATCGTCAAAAACCCACAACTCATACATTTTTACCGTAGGCTCACCGATGCGCGGCACGTAAGTATTTGTGCCTGCAAGACTCATTTGCACGTTACCATAAATGGTCGGGCTAATAGCAGAGGTAACAAGTCGCTCAACACCCTCTGGATATTCTTTTGTATTTTGTTCAGCCAGTGCAATACTGCTGATAATTGCGTCACGATTCGGATGTGAATAAAGGCGAGAATACAACTCGCTTTTAGTCATAAAGTATTCCTGCACCATTGCTTCTTGTCGATCAGTGTATGGAGTATCTTCACGTAGCACACCAAACACCCCAGGCTCCACCATGTATGGGTGGATTCCATTACGCCAGATCAGTTTTACAAAGGAGCTGTTATAGCAAAGCGCCCAATTCAATGATTGACCAAACACCTGATCTGCATTGCTGTTAAGCCAGTAGTCATGCAGCGCCTTCGTAAGGGCAGGAATCATCTTGTGGTAGGACTTGGATTCAGATGCGGCTATATTGATTGAGAATCGCGTCGTATCTGCGGAATACATAAACGCAGATAACTGGTCAATATGCGGATAAATTTTGTTGAAGTGTGCCGGGGATTCGCTTTGCCCTGCTCCGTGCAAATAATAAGAGCGCAATGTAGAGTAATTAGCCATACGCTCATTTTGCGATACCAAACATTTTTGCAGCAGATCGGAATAAAAAGCCTGCCGGTCAACAGGTTCTTTTGGGATTCTCATTTTTGAATCTTTAATCCTTCATGGTCGGCAATATAAGAGCCAACTTTAGGGCCGCTAAGTGATTGCCCACTTCCTTTTACGGCATCCATACCTGAAACACTTTCACCAGCAACTGATTTCAGATTGTAGTTTCCAACTTCAGCAGGCGATCCCCAACGTGGAGCAAAAGGATTATTAGGCGTTGCGTAGCGCGGCGGCTGCGCCTCACCTTCTCTGGTTGATTTAATATCACCCATCTTAAAATCCTTCGCCAAACTCTTCAGAGTGCTGTCATTATGCTTGGTTTTCTCGCTTTTTACACCAATAGGCTTTAAAAATACAACAGAAACATCAGAACAACCAGAAGGACAAACGGCTTCAGTCGATTCAAAAAAACCATGTACAGGGCATTTGTAATCCTTTAAAACAGCCATCTTTCTCTCCTATTTAAGTATTTTCTTAGGGTTAAATGAGTATTTATTAACAATTCCAATACGCATCTTTATTTCTCCGCCTACATTTTGCAATCCGATACTTCTAGCCATTGCTGGTCGCTGCTCTTCCTTGCGGTGATAGCCAATGCTTTTCCTTCCGGCAATATCCATTCGCGGCCCGGCCTCACCGTTCTCCAGAGCAGTTAGTGCGCGTGATATTTTTCTCTGTATGGTTTCAGTCATCGGCAGTTCCTGCTTATAAACTCGCCTAAAATGAGCGTAATCAATGCCAACAAATTCCACAAAGTGATAAATCGTAAATCCACGCGCTTTATTTAGATACATTGCGCTAATTCGGTCAATAATCTGCTGTTTTGTGAGTATTTTCATCAAAAACCAAGAGCTTTTAAGTAATTTGACACTTGTTTTTGCACTTGTTGACCGCTTGCGCTATCACCTTCGTCGGATTCAATCTGTTTTTTGTCTCTTGTAAGGCGCATTTGTATCAAACGTGGCTGAATTTGCTCTGCATACGCAGCCGCAGCCAGTGCAGAAGCAATAACACGATCATCTTTAGCCCTTCCAGCAGCGGCAATAGTTCCGTTATCTCTAACGATACCCTTCATTTCATCAATACAATCAGTGGAATAGACATTTAACATGCCCCTTTCAAAGTAATCTTTAAGGTAATTCAGCATCCTCTCTTTGCTGGAATGCGTTGTTACCCAACCAATGCTATTAGATATATTGTAGGTGTCGTTTCTACGCCACAGATAGTGTTTCATGTGGCTTAAAACATCATGTAAATGCTTTGCATCACCACCTGGCAAGGTTTCTGCTTGCCGTTTTAGGTTACGCATTTCGTTTAGCACGGCCTGTCCGGGGCCATTGACTTCAAGATTGAGGGTGGAATTAACGTATGCTCCGGCCATGTAGCAAATTACCCAAGCAAACTGGAAGGTATTAAGTTCGCTAGTGCAAAACTCGGCTACTTGATCCATGCCATCGGCATAGCATCGGTAAACTTGAATGCAGAACCGATCCGCCCAATCGCTAGAACCGTAAGCAGGATCAGCACCAATGACATAGTAGGCAGAAGATATTGGCTCTTCCCATATCTTCAGCGTAGAGAGGCGCTCATTGGACTGGATAAGACTGGTATCCTGGAAATTTGCACCCATTGAAAACCGATACGGAATAAATGCCTCTCGTTTGGCAACCTTCATGGCATCTGTGCAACGGGCAGTAGAGAAAAAACTGGAACCCGTCATCACAAAAGCATAATCCTCTGTTGGCGGGAACTCCTGATACATCAGACCTTCATCCTTCAGACCTTCATGAAGTTTCCAGCGCCACCATGCCATTTGCCTACTATTTATCTCTACACCATAAATCTTGCGTATGTCCTTAGTCCACTCTTTTTCTTCGGCAGATAGTTTGCCATCCCAATACACCTTATAAATATCGGAGTTAGGATCAGCAGAGTAGAACTGGTTACGCCACCAGCCAACAAAAATAGCTTTCTGCGTCTTAGCCCGTTTTGCAGTAATCCACATATCGTGGAACATATTAAATCCACGGGCGGTGGACTCAAACATATAGTATCGAAGTGGATTAGTCTCAGCTAAAGAAGCCAGCAGCGATGCCAAGCCTTCCTCGTCACCCCATGAGCTAGTTTCCGTGCCATGCAAGAAGGTAATGCCTTTGCCTCGCCCAAGTCCACCCTTAGCGCGTATGCCAGCAACCTGGTAGAACATACGGCTACGGTTCTTCAACACCATCTGATTGCGGTTATGGCTCATCAAAGGGATTTTATATTGCCTCGGCAAACCATCCATATACATCTGAAGAGTGCTTCTAAACTGCTCCCTGTTCTCTTCCGTGTCAGTAGTCAGGGTGCCTTGCATTCCAGGATGGATAAAATGCCAGTAAAGGTCTAATGCAAGGCTAATGGTGGTAATGCCTAACTGCCTGCCCTTTAACACCACAAAGAAATGTTTATCTTCTGCCAGTCCTCGAGCCACCTCATCCATCACGTAGGTCTGTGTGCCAAGCAATTCATTGCCTAGCACAACCATACCCCGTTCCTTGGACTCAATTTTCAGGTTGCGGCAGAACGTATAAAACTTATCACGATTGAAGTCCATCAGCCCTCATCAGTGCCAGGTTCGTAACGGAAATCTATGCACCGATTGAACGCCAGCCGATTGTGTTTATGGCACCAGAGCTTACATCCTATCTTTTCAGGATTCTGTAAAACAGCTCCAGTGCCAACGCTCCAGTAACAGGAGGCGCAACTCACTTACGAACGATCTGCACCGCCCTACCCTGCGGCCCATCCTGATACCCAAGTTTGAAGCTGGCATCCTTGTGGATAGCAACTACCGTTTCACCAAATACTTCCAGGTTATATCCAACTTCAGTAAGCAGGGATTTAATCTCTTCCGCAGTGTCCTGATACCACTCAAACTGCGTCCATGACTCATACACAATCGGAGGATATTTATTGGCTTTCAGAAAGTTTTCTCCGCCAATTAACACCGGCAACTCGGAACCTTGTACATCAATCTTAATCAATCGGATCGGATGCTCAAACTTAAAATCATCCAGCTTGACGCACTCAACAGCCTCAACCTTGCCACCAGCATTAGCCTCGTTACTGTTTTCCCTTACAACAGTGCTAATACTCCATGCACCAATATTTGTACTGGTATTGTAGTCAGGCATGTCAATGTCAACGCAACCATGCTCCATAGTCACTGCCTTGTTGTGAGCATAAACGTTATCGCAATGGTTTAAAGCCACGTTCCCGCACAACTGCTGGAATACGATCCTCTGCGGCTCCCACGCATAAACCTCATACTGAGGGTTAGCCCTGGCAATCGGAACCGTCACCGTTCCAATATAGGCACCAATATCTAGCACCACGCCATTCTCATATCCACCAGCAATCATTGCACATAAACTCACCACATCCCACTCGTAGTGCCCGTGCAGCGCAAGATTTGCACTAATAAAATCCCTGCCAGGACGAACCATCATCCTGCCGTGTCTTGTCTCTAAAACGTTCATAGCTTTGCCTTTAACTTTTGTATAACCATCCGATAAGTCGGAAGGAAAGGGTCATTCTTGCGATCTAAACAAGCCTCATAAAACCCTATGTGGCGCTCAATATCCCATCTGCTTTCTGTCTCCAGCACCTTCAATATGTCATCAGACCTTCGGTGCGGATCAAACAGGTTAGCCACCATAACAATTACTCAATACGCCATACCCTCACACCGTCACCTTCCTTCTTGGCTACAAACTTCATACCAAGCTTCACACCATTACGCTTGTTGTAATTGCACATCGCACCAATCAATACATCCTTCGCCAGAAAGCTATCTCCAACCTTCATCTGTGCATACGGAAAACTATGCTTTCTACGAGTCCTCGGAATATCTACTCCACTCTCTACGCTATACATCTATCTCTCCTTTAAGTTATGAAGCAAATGCAGTGTAACACAGAGAAATGGAAATTCTTATGGGGCGGGGAAGGGAGTGGGGCACGCACGCTCAAGGGGTCAAACCCAATCGCATCGCCACGTTTGCAGCTTCTCAGACCGCCCAAGCCGGACCGATAGTCAGATAGACTGCATCGAACCTACAGGCGCGCACAGACCGATAGTGGCTAGCATCCATTTATATGCAATGCCCCATGAGCACGTGACCAGGTATGCATGTAAACAGTATAGCGAGAGAGTGGGTAACACCCCTCAATCGCCAAGCCCTCATGTATCTATATAATTACCTAGATACTTACATGCCTATATTAAGAGCCTTATATATTATAGGGACTATATACCATATATGGCGAAGTGACAATAATTGTCGGCACAATCTGACAATAATTGTCAGTATCCAGGATAGCGACAGAACTAGATTCTATATAAATCAATGAGTTACATATTGCATATAGGCTGGTACGAGATATGCTTATATCTAGATACGGCAGATTGCCGGATTAATCCTAACAAGGGGCTTAAAAATGGAAAAATATCAGGGCGTAGATTATTTTGATGTAGGAACCAAGCTTGCAGAATTGGTGCGCGAATGTCTCAGTGATACCGAATACAAGGAAATGTGCCGATTAAATGCGTCAGAAACCGATCCTAATATTTGCCACAGTCACGATTATTGCGACGCTAATGTAATTATGGCGGATGCTATGGCGGAATTTGATTTGCCGGAAATGTCCCAAGAATCATGCGATGATTTTATTGCCTTTTGGAATACCGCATGGGATTACGCGAAAATCAAATACTTTTGTGGG